ACAAACAGGAAACCTCAAGAATCAACTTAAAGGATTGACAGCACAATTCAAAGCCTTCCAGAAGATGACTGACACTAAAGGTGTTACGAAATGGATGGACGGGATTGAGAAGAGTGTTGTACATTTGAATAACATTCAAATGGCTGTTGGTGGGCAAGCACAACGTTCAACACATTGGGCTGATGCTTTCTCCTCTTCCCTGTTCAAATTGCATCAAGCTATCACTGGTCGTAAGAATGAAGTGGCTGAATATGCTCAAGCCATTATGATGCTTGCAGCTAGCTTTGAAAGATTGAAAGCCGCCACAGCCGGTGTTAGTCGTTTCCGTCAAGTTCCTCGTAGTGCTATCAGTGGTGGGCAAGGTGGGTATGGTGGAGGACGAGAAGGGGCAGGTAGACCTCGTGGTGGTGGGAATGGTTACGAGTCTAACCAATATGTAGGTTATTGGGGAAGGGCATCCGGGATTGCTAAAAGCGGCCCTGCCGCATTCCTCCGCCCAATGCTTCCGACTGGTATGGGGTTGTTCAATGCTGTTGCCGGGGGGTATGCCTTCAAGGAGTTGGTTGCAACTGGTCGTGAAATGATGGCTATGGAGAACATGCTTAAAGCAATCTCCGGTGACACTGAAACATTCAATAGCAACTTGAAGTTTGTAAAACAGACAGCAGATGAGCTTGGTATTTCCATACTGGACATGGGACAAAGCTATGCCAAGATGTTTATGTCAGGTAAAGACAAGTTCGGCACAGATGTTCTTCAGAAGAGTTTCAAAGGCGCTCAAAGCTATTTCCGTTTGTTGGGGATGAGTGCCGAAAAGATTAACCTTGCTAACAAAGCTATTGAACAGATGTTCAACAAACAAAAGGTTAGTTCTGAAGAATTGAAAGGTCAGTTGGGTGAACACGCTGCTGGTGTGATGCAATACTTCGCACAAGCCGCAGGAACGGACGTTCAAGGTCTGTTCAAGATGATGGAGAACGGACAGGTTGGTACTGACGTTGTTGTTAAAGCAATGCAGGCTATGGGTGCATTTGCACTTCTTTCTCCTGAGTTTCAAAAGCAACTGAAGATGTCCGCTGCTGCACAAGAACGATTCAACAATAAAATGCGAGAGTTTTCCAAAGTAATGATGGAAAGCGGCTTGGATGAATTATTGACTGAGATGTTCGGACTGTTGAGTAAACTGATTACAGTGCTGACACCGTTGTTCAAATTGCTTGCATGGACTGCAAAGAAGTTTACTGATTTGTTTAAGATTGTCGGGGATAATGGTGCTATCATAGCCACAACAGCCGTAACAGTGGCTCTCGCTGCTGCTTTAGGCTTGGCTGGACAATCCGCATATCGCTCCGCACTAATGCTTCGCTGGTGGGTCATGGGCGTATGGGCAGCGCATGGTGCGACGATAAAGTTGACAGCCGTCATAACAGGATTTTTGTATGTGTTCAAATCCATCGATGAATATATCAGTGGAGATAAGAATTGGGTTTACACCGTACAAACTGCGCTGACATTCTTGATGCTCAGTCTTGAGAACATAGGGTTGAGAGTCGAGTTGTTCTGGCTTGATCTTGAATATAGTGCTGTTCAATCGTTCAGGAATATAGGGAATGCTTTTTTGAACACACCCGGTATCGGTCATCTGGCTAAAGGTGTAAATGCAGTTGGTGTAGGTATTGGTGAGGCTGCTGGCTGGGTTAATCAGAATATCACTCTCGATAATAACTCATCAAACCTTTATTCTGAACCTAAGAAACCTGCAACCCCTGCAATGGAGAAACCGCAATCCTCTATAATGAACTTCGACATCAACTTCAACGAACTTCCAACCTCTGCTAAAGAAGCATTGCAACGCGGTGATATGAGAGAACTTGGTGTTGGTATAGGTCAAGGCTTGAGGCTCGGCGGGTTAGGTGTCTTTGCATAACAAGGAATGACAGGAGAATAAATACAACATGATTTACGTCATAAAAACACAAAACAATGATGTTATCCTGTTTGATAGCATCCTGTCTTTTTCTGAATCTTACCAAGGAAGTGTAACAAGTCATCCCGTAGAGGATGGTAGTAAGATCAGTGACAACGTTATTACTGAGAACCTGAAGATAAAGATTCAAGGGGTTGTTACTGATTACAACTTCTGGAACCCTTTGAAAGATGCTGCGAACGTTGCTGTTCCCGGCTATGATTATAATCGCACAAGTAGCATGGGAAGGGTGGGTACAGATGGCAGTCCCGCACTGTCAGACGAACCAGTACCGAGTGACTACGCTGGCAAGGATAACGATACGAACACATCTGTAAAAGCATCAACGGATGTTGTGCGTCAGCGACTAATTAGTATCCAACGCTCTAAGGAAATTATATCTGTACTTGGATATATCGTAAGGGAAAAAGATTCCCATATTGTGAAGTATGACAACTGTGTCATTACTGACTTGTCTTTTGACACATCTCCTGATGGTGGATATGCGGTCTATCCTAATATCTCTATTGAGCAAGTGAACGTTGTAAAAGTCAAGGTGACTCAAGCAGAGGCAGATAAAATCACACCTACGACAGTAGCTGGTCAAGGTACTGGCACATCCGGTAAAGGAAATGTAGCCGGTACAAAAGGCACAGTGTCTACGGAAAAAAGAGAAAACAACGCTGGATATGAATACTGGGTAGATAAGAGCCAAGAGGCACAAGCCACGAACGCTCAGCTAAGACAAGACAGGGAAGTCAAGCGTAAGAGGAATGCCACTCAATGATTACATCAACATACATCCCTGTAACAAACGATGTGGCGTACTCTTTCTCTATTAATTTGGAGAACATCTTGTGTAACATTTCTTTCTTCTGGAACTACCGAACAGAACACTATCATTTTACAGTTAAACTGCAAGATGGTACTTCTGTAGTTGAAGGGATGAAGTGCATTGTAATGTATCCTATGAAAACCAGTACCATGTACGCAAATGGATTAACAGGTGTTTTCTACATGACACCTATTTCAGATACAGTAGAGGATAACGCCGATACTCGAAAGAGTATTTCTGATAATTTTGTGTTTAGCTATGTAGCATAAACGGAGTAATTAAATGGCTGTGCAGTATGAAAATGTTCAGTGGGACAGGGATTACTTGCTCACATTTAAGAACCCGGAAGATGGTACCATCATTCAAGTTGATTCCCTTCGTATTCAGTTTGATATTGAAATGTACGTTGACAACAAGGAAAAGACAAATAAAGGGACAGTTTCAATTTCCAACCTGTCAGACGATACGTTGAAGAAGATTAACACTCGCTACGGGGCACTGACACTGACAGCAGGGTATAAAGGTAATATCAAGAATATTGTGACAGGGGATGTCATCAATATCAGAACAACGAAACAAGGCGCTGATAGAATAACAACGTTTGAATTAGCCCCCAACTTCACAAACCTTGCAATCAAGAAAGTGAACTACTCATTCCCTGTAGATATTTATCTTGAGAATGTACTTGCTGAGATTGCAAAGCAACTTGATCTATCCTTTTCTAAATCAGATAAAGGCGAATGGCGAAAGTTGAAATGTCAGTTTGGCTATCCTGCCTACGGGACAGGTAAGCAAGTGCTGGATGAGATTGCTTCTACTTATGCCATTGAGTGGAAGATTATTGACAATGAACTGATTGTCACTGACAGATACAGTCTGAATGGTGGGGAACAAGAGAAAGCTATTGTTCTGTCCAAGGACAGCGGACTACTTGACATTCCTTACATTGATAGTGAGGAAGTGAGTAAGGCTACAGGACAAGCACTGGATAAAGAGAATGAACAGTTCATCCCCCCTACAAAAGTACTGAAGCCGAAGAAAGACGGTACACCACGCAAGGTAAGCCGATTTAAGGCTAGGCGATACGGGATTAGGGTGAAGGCATTGCTCAATCCTGAAATACGCCCTAACGGGTTGTTTAAGGTGGTTACGGATGACGATATGTTCAACTCCTTCTACCGTGTTCGTACTGTCAACTTCAAAGGGGATAGTAGAGGTGGTGAGTGGCATATGGAGTTGTGGGGCGATAGCGTTAATGCCGATGAATTGGAATAAAGGGGAATAACATGACAGACATGACGTTTGAAAGTGCTGTCAAGGCATTGTTCGATTATCAGATGCGAAACGTATTCACAGCTATCCCCGCAAAGGTTATGCAAGTGGAAGATACTGAAGAACAGCGTGTGGCCGTAAAGCCTCTAATCAACAACGTATTCCCTGATTGGGATGATAGCGTAGAGTTCCCCACCATCTTGTCTGTACAGGTGATGTTTCCATCTTCATCTACATCTGCCTTTACGTTCCCAATCAATGCTGGTGATACAGTGTTGTTGGTATTTGCTCAGTCGTGTATTGATGTGTTTAAGTCTGGTGATGGAACAACACAACCTCCTAGTGATTATAGAAGGTTCGATAAGAGAGATGCAATTGCCATCCCCGGTTTGTTCCCGTTTGGTATGGCTGTCAATCAGCAAAGCAAACGTACATTAACACATTCAACAGACGATGTTGTTGTAGCGCATAATCTTGGTACAGAAGCTGAATGTGAAATACGGCTCAAACCTACAGGTAAAATAGAGGTTAATGGTAATCAGATTGATATATCTTCTTCCACAAAGATTGGTGGGAATCTGATTAACACTGGTAGTGTTACAGTTGGTGTAGGGGCTACAGGAAGTTTCACCACTCCGTTGGGTCAGATTGTGACCGTTACAGACGGCATTATTACAAACATTATTTAAGAGAACAAGTATGAACCCACAAGGCTCCGGTGTTATCAACCTAGACCAATACGAAAAGCTAGGTGAAGATATTGACAAAGTAGGTAGTTGTGCTGAATTACAAGAGACAGCAGAACGTATCCTTACTTCCCTGTATGCAGAGAATACAGCAATTCAAGATCAGCTTGATAAACTTGCACCGATTGCAGCATTGCTGGAAGCCCCTGCGTCTATTGATGATGTCATTGATTGGATTACTGGACTGATTGATGGAGTGTTAACGCCGTTGTATGCGCCAGCACTTGCATACCCAACACAGTTAGCTGCCCGCACTGTAGCCATCACTACTCTTATCAACAAGATAAACGATAAGGCTAACCAGTTCCAATCTTGTAGCCTAACCCTCCCAACCCCTTAATTTTATAAGGGTGGAGAGTGGGAACATTTCACAGATGCCCTCTGCTATTGGTTAGTCATTAAGTGTGTCGCCGTTATATAAGGGCTATATAAGAAAATAAGAACAAGAGGGGAATGTAACACACATGGATATTAAACTAGGTGAAGATGGAGACATTTCTCTTGTCAACGGGGATGCACAAACTACTGGCATTGGTGCTGAAGATTTAGCACAACGCCTGCGTATCCGATTGAACACATTCCAAGGGGAATGGTTTATGGATAACACGTTAGGGATTGACTGGTGGAATAGAGTGATGGGGAAGAACAGAAGCAAGATGGCTGTGGATGCCCTTATTCAAGATTCTATCCTCAAAGAGCCAGACGCCTTACAGATTGTTTCCTATACATCTTCCATTTCATCTGATAGGAAGTTTAGTTGTTCATTCCGTGTAAGGACTGAAAACGGAGCTATCTCTTCTGCTATTACATTCGTGCTTACGCCAACTCAATAAGGAGAATATAAGTGGCTGGACTTTCTGATACAGGCTTCACGGTAAAACGCCTGAATGATATTATTGCTGAACTGAAGGCCAAAGCAGAAAGTGAGTTTGCTTCTCTGGTTGAGCCGGGTGATATTGTAAACACATCTGATACATCTGTGCTTGGTCGGTATATCAAGTTATTCTCCGCCCCTCTTGCCGACTTGTGGGAAGTGGCACAAGATGTATATTCTGCCTATGACATTAATCAAGCCTCTGGCAATGCCCTTGAGAATATCACATTAACTGGTGGCGTAGCTAGACTTAGTGCTACAGCTTCTACGGCAGAATTGGTTTGCTACGGAGACTATGGAACAGTGATTCCAGTGGACAGCAATGTCCGCTCTACATCCACTGGTAAAGTGTTTAGCACAGACAGTGAGATTACATTAAATGAAGGGTTGTGTGTTGCAATTCAAATATCTCCGGCAACTATTGCCAATTCTACGGCTTATAGTTTTACCTATCAGATTTCTGGTATCAATCCTTCTCCTGTTACTGTTTCTATCACTTCTGATTCTTCTGCTACTGAATCAGAGATTGTCAATGATATAATCACGGAAGTTAATACCAACCATGACACTTACTTGACAGCTACACTTGTTGGAAGTGAAGCTCTTATTCAAGAAGTTAATCAGGGATACACTTGTACGTTTGATGTTGGTACAGACTGGGATATTAGCAAGGTCAAGAAGGTTGTAAGTGCTACATGTACAGAGACTGGCCCTAACGCACAATCAGCTAATACGATTCAAAGTATTCAATCTCCTGTTATTGGCTGGAACACTGTCACCAACCCTTCCGCTGCTGTAGAAGGAACTAATCTGGAGACAGATAGTGAATTGCGTACACGCTATGCTTTGGCTAAGTTCCAAGATAGTGTGAACACATACGAAGCCATCTATGCAGCTATTCTCAAGATTGACGGGGTTGAACAAATCATCATTTATGAGAATGAAACAGATACAGCTTTGATTTCCCCGCCAGTGCCTGCCCACTCTTTCTACCCGATTGTGTTGGGTGGTAGCAGCATTGATATTGCCAAGGCTATTTGGGATAACAAGCCTGCTGGTATCTTGAGCTATGGAACAGTTGTAGAAAGTGTCACAGACAGTCAAGGTGTTAGTCACACCATCTCATTTGATAGACCAACTGACCTTCCCATATATGTTGAAGTGGATGTTACAACAGATTCTTCATATCCGGTAAATGGTGATGACCAGATCAAGCAAGCTATCTACGATTATATCAATGGTTTGAAGATTGGTGAAGATGTTATTTATAGCCGATTGTATACACCAATCAATACAGTGGCTGGACACTATGTCACTGCCTTGAAAGTGGACGATATTGACCCCCCTGTCGCTACAACTAACGTGGCTGTTGATTATTACAAGCGAGCAACAATTACGTTAGATGATATTGTTGTGAATAGTTAATCTCAAAGGAGAAGCACAATGACAACTAATGCTTTTACCGAGATTGATTATCTGGCAGAAGGAAGAGGGAGGGTTACTGAGCAATTCAAGAACAAACCTGTATTTGATGCGTTCTTGAAACTGGTAATGGATTATCTGAACGAGTTGCAAACAGTTTATAAAGACTTGATGCAACTCCGCAGTATCAACACAGCTACAGGAGATCAACTTGATTTGATTGGCAATATTGTCGGACAATCACGGACACTGGTGAACTATGATGCTTTCCCTTATTTTGGATTTGATGGGGCAATGGCTGCTGAAACTTTCGGCACAGTATCTGATAGCACGGTTGGTGGTTTGTTTCGTAGCGTTAATCAGTCAGAAGGGGCAAGTGCTGAAGTTGATGATGAGACGTATCGGTTTCTAATCAAGGCACGTATTATTGCCAACACAACTAGGGCTACACCTGAAGCGATTATCAGCGGACTGAACTTCGTTACCGGGAATGCCAATACATCCATTGTGGAGCAACCAAATGCTCATATCACATTAGAAGTACAGAATAACCTGACAGATTTCCAAGCCTACTTCCTTCAGGGGTTGAGCGAGCAAGGAAGTATTATTCCTATTCCAATTGGTGTAGCTGTTGATTATGTCTTCTTCGAGGAAGATTATTTTGGTTTCTATGAAGACCCGAATGCAAGCACATTATCTACATTGGAAAGCGGGTACGGGTTTGGATATGGTCTTGGATATGGAACAGCTAGAGCGGATGCAAGTGTTGGCGGCTATATCTCCGATTTGCGATAAGCAAAACAACAAATATTGAGGAAGAATGAAATGACCGCAACAGTTGGCGCTAATTTCGGCATGAATTATGCTTGGGCGAGTGGTGAAGATGGTTGGAATGTCGGGATGGATGCCAACCTCCTGAAGATTGATACATTGGCTAAATTGAAAGTTATTAACTACACCACTACAACCCCGCCTGTGTCTCCATCCGAAGGGGATGTCTATATTGTGGGTGTTGGTGGAACTGGTGATTGGAGCGGACTGGACAAGAAAGTTGTTGTCCGCACTGGCTCAAGTTGGACAAGTTACACTCCAGTTAAAGGGTGGGTGGCTTATGATGAAAACACTTCCGCCTATATTGGCTATAATGGTACAAGCTGGACTGTAAAGCCTTTCGGTACATCTGGCAACAACATCACCACAATCACTTCCTCGTCTAATTGGACAATTGGCGAAGGAACGGTTGGCGTCCGTGTAATTGTTGTTGGTGCAGGGGGTGGCGGTGGTGGCGGTGGCACAGCAACTGCAAGTGTTACATCCGCTGGCGGTGCGGGAGGTGGCGGAGGCGGTGCCACCGAAGCTACATTTACACGCGCACAGATTCTTGCCGCTTATGGCACAGGTATTGTCCCTGTCAGTATTGGCGCGGGCGGTGCTGGCGGTGCTGGCGTCACTGATGCAGGCAATGCTAGTGGAAATAATGGCTCTGCTGGAGGGGCCACTACATTCGGTTCTCTTGTTACTGCCTATGGCGGTGGTGGTGGTGAGAAAGGGGGGTATGCTGGTACTGCCAATGTCGGCGGTGCAGGGGGGAGTCAGCGTGCACCCGGCGGCACAGCAGCATATGCAGGTGCTTGGGGCGCAGCAGGGGGAGGAAACGGTACAACTCCCGGCACTGTTCCTGCCTATGGATGTGGTGCAGGTGGTGCCGGTTGTAATAATTACGGTTTTTCTTATGCAGGTGGATATGCCCATTTTGGCGGGCAGTCTGGAGCATCTGGTGGCGGGGTTGATAATACCAATGTAGCTAGACCTGGTGCCAATGGTGGCCCACGTTTCGGTGAAACAGCGGGTGCATCTGGTGGAACCATTGAAGGGAGTGCTGGCAGTAATGGGGCTGCTCCGGCTAACGGAAGTGTATCTGGTCAGGGTGGTGGTGGTGGTGCTGCTGGCAAGACAATGGCTGCCGGAGCGGGCGGTGCTGGCGGACTTGGATCGGGCGCTGGTGGTGGCGGTGGAAGCCGATCTACATATGCGTCTGGTGCTGGTGGAACAGGCGGTAATGGCTACGTCATCATTGTCGAATGGTAAGAAGGGGAGAATAAAAATGACTGAACGGTATGTTGTTATTGACCAAGATGGTTGGAAAGTAAATACCATTATTTATTCACCATCTTTCCCTTTCACTGTTGAAGATGGATACTCCATTGAACTGGAAAGTGAAAGTAATGCTTTACCTAGGCATATTCCAGAACCCATCCCGCCTATTGAAGAATAATAATCAGGGCATATAATGGAGCAATACAACAATGTCTAAAGAAACACGCCCGGATTACACCTACAAATGGGCAAGCATAGGGGGTGTTGCAACCCCGAATAACAGTAAGATTAGTCTTGGTTGGATTGTAGAAAAGCCGCCTATGCAGTGGTGGAATTATATTGAGAATCGCCAAGACCAAGCCATCTCTTATCTCTATCAGCAAGGTGTGGCTGAATGGGATAGCAGTATTGAATATCAGAACGGTAGTAGCTTTGTTTCTCGTAACGGAAATATCTATGTCTCTGTTCAGACAGGAACGAATAAAGACCCTGCAAGTGAAACGGCTTACTGGAAACTGTATGGGAAGAAGTTTGTATCCGCTCCAGCATCTGCTGGCGCTACAGGGACATCTGGTGATTGGGCTGTAGATAGCGATTATATCTACGTCTGCACAGCAACTAATACTTGGAAGCGTGCTACGCTTGCTACATGGTAAATTGGAGAAAATAAATGGCAAAGATTACAAAGCCCGATATTAGTATCCAGTGGGCGCAAGCAGGGAGTATTTCTGTCCCTAGTGATGTAAAGAAGCAAACAGGGTGGACTGTTGAGAAGCCCGCCAGTGAATATATGAACTGGCTGCAAAACCGTCAAGATAAGGGGGTTGCATATTCCTATCAGATGGGGATTAGCGAATGGGACGGTACTACCGAGTACCAATATGCTTCAGGATACGCAAGCTATGTGCAATATAATGGGGTTGTCTACAAAGCAATTCAGACGGGCACTAACAAAATCCCTTCCACTGAAACTGGATATTGGACTCGTGCTTTTGATGATTATGGTGCTGCTTCCACTGTTAATACTGCCCTTACAAATCATATTACCAATTATGGAACTCTTGCTTCTCTGAGTAATACGACAACAGCGCGTTCTAATCTCTCTGTTTATTCTATTGCTCAATGTGATAGTACATTCGCTCCCATTGCTGGCAATAGCGCACAGACGTTCTTGGTTGGTGCTGCTTCTAGTGCTAATCACGCTGTACGTAAATCTCAGTTTGATGCCAAGACTGGGCAGGCTACAGAGACAACAGCAGGTATTGCTGAAGTGGCCACTAATACAGAGGCATTAGCTGGACTGAGTGATGCAGCAATTGTTACCCCATTGAAGCTGCAATATGTGATTGATAACAAGTCTGCTACAACCTCTACTAAAGGGACAGTAGAGCTTGCTACAGATGCTGAAACTATCTCTGGTACAGACACTAATCGGGCTTTGACAGCCAGCAACATTACGGGGTTGTTTACTGGAACTAATCGGAAAGGTAATTCTGCCAATGGTTATCAGGTGTTACCGGGTGGGCTTATCCTTCAATGGGGTAAAGTGAGTTTGGGCCTAGCAGATACCTCCACTTCAGTTACATTCCCTAAGGCATTTAGTACGTCCGTGTTCACTGCTGTGGCTACAGGGGTTTATAGCGGCGGGGCCGACATGCACAATAGTATATTTGTTCACTCTGTCACTACATCAACAATGAGTGTTAGAAATGAAGCCGTGTCTGTAAGCTATGTAAACAACCCCGAAGCATATTGGTTTGCAATAGGATATTAACACAAAAGGGAACACAACATGACAGCAATTCAAATTACAGAAGAACAACTGAAGCGTTGGTTCCCAAAGTGTAAGGAAACACGAGAATACGTTAATGCCTTCAATCAACTTCTCACCAAGGAAAGTATCAATGCCTCACCAGCACGCCTAGCAGCCTTTCTAGGGCAGTTTGGACATGAGACACAGGGATGGACTAGGTTGGTAGAAAACACCAACTATACATCCCCTGAGAGGTTGATGAAGGTGTTTCCAAGCAAGTTCCCATCACTGACACTAGCCAAGTTGTATGTTGGAAAGCCAGTGAACATTGCCAACCGTGTGTATGCCTTGAAGTATGGCAACGGAGATGAGAATAGCGGGGATGGAAATCGCTATCGTGGGAGAGGGGCTTGTCATCTGACATTTAAGGATAATTACAAATCCTTCTACAAAGCCACTGGTGTAGATGTAGTTCAACATCCCGAGTTTCTGGAAGAACCTTGGTATGCTGTTCTTGCTGGTGCTTGGTGGTGGATGGGCAGAAAGCTGAATGACAAGGTGGATAAAGCCGATTGGCTTGGTGTAACGAAAGGGATTAATGGTGATGCAGCTTTAGGTCATACAGAACGTGAAGAGATGCGTAAACGTATTTATGCTGACCTGACTAAATAAGGAGAATATGAAGAATGAAATGGATTGAGTTTATTCAGAAAGCCATGTCCAATGGCGATTCTCCTTCAACTAAACGTCTCAGCTATGTCACTGGCGTTCTTGTAGCTTCTATTGTATCTCTTGTCATGTTAGGTATTATCGTTGGCCTTAGTATTAATGTTCCTGCTATTCAGTTTCAGTTTGTATATTCTACACTGAATGAGACAGTGCTGTGGATTATTGGGTTCCTGCTTGCAGGGAGTAGTATGGCGTATGTAGCCACCAAGAAGAATGAATCGGTTAATGAACCTGAAGGAGACAGCAAGCAATGACGCCTGAACAGCAGCAAGACATGCTAAACCGCCTTACTAAGCTAGAGACAGAGAAAGGGACAGATGCTGTTATCTTCTCTGGTATTCAGAAGATTCTATCTGATATTCAAGGTAAGCTGGATAAGGCAATTGTCTATAATGAGAAGCATGATAACTTGAGCAGGACAGTGGATGAATTGCGGAAGGATTATGATCTGAAGAAGCAACAGATTGATTTAGGGATGGGATGGTTGAAAGGGGCTTTCGCTGTAGGCGGGGTTACAGTAGCAATCATCTCAGCGTTAATGCTGTTCATTGCCAAGGACGGGCTTAATTCAATCAAGGCACAGGAAGGGAGGATTAACGATATTCAGCATCGAACGGGTACGCTTGAAACTAGGTTGAATGTCGGGAACCCTAAGAGTCCATAGCGGGATATTCTCTACCGAGAATGGGGCTAATAAAACAGCCCCTATCAAGGCCAACGGTTATTCTGATCATAGAAATACAGCATCATCAACATGGCAACCACTGTTGTAGAAAAGCCAATAAAAGAGTGTAGAGAATCTAGG